TAGGAAGGGATATGTGCGGGTTGCACCGTTGGAAAAGTTTTTTGAAATGTCGTAAGTGAGTGTACGGCGAATGGTGAGGAAATGTAGGAGGTTGTCATGGTCGAACAGGTTGCGCAACCTATTTGCAACCGTGCTGCAACCGTGTGAAACCGCAGTGAAATTCGTGTGTAACTGTTACCAGGAGTGGCCCTGGTGAGATTGGCGTGGTCAGTCCGATCAAGTGAGGGGCCACAGTGGAGGGCCGATTAGGAGAGTGCGTTTGAGTTGTGAGTTTTGACAGAATTTTACATGGGTTTATAAAAGGGAGGGGATCTTGGATAGGGTTTTCTGATTCGGGGTGAGGAACTGCGAATATGACTCATCGGGTTGATGGTGTTGGTCTGTTCTCGTTCTAGACGGTGTCAGTACTGCGGCCAGACACTGGCGGACGATTTCCCGCGACTCAGAGACCGATGTGTGAGGTTTTTTTGGGTTCGTTGTGTCGGTGGGGGGGGATGTGGTCCGCTGTTTTCGCGGGGGACATTGGTCGGCCCAACTGGGAACAGGGATCGTTTGGAGCCAGACCCACTCCTCGGGAGGGGTGTGGCGTACAGCCAGTGTCTGGAGGTACGCTCCATAGGAGCGCGGCCTAGGGTCGTCACGGATGGCGTTGCCAAAGGCATCGAGGATGGCAGAGGCCCACGCTTTTCCTGAGGATCGTGCTATCACCAGTCGTGATAGGAGTACACGGTCCCGACTGCGCCTAGGCCAGCCTCCAGGCCAGTGACTGGCCAGTCGGCGATACTCGGCAACGAGGTGTCCAGTGCCGTTCGCACGGGATGACTCTGTTGGGTGCGTGTGTCCGTTTTTTCCAGCCTTTATATACGTCGTCGACGACGACGTAGATATATATATCTTCATATGGGTATTTATATAGGGATGAGATACCGATGGGGTCGGTATGGGGTCGGTATGGGGTCCCGATGGGGTCGGTATGGGGTCGGTATGGGGTCCCGATGGGGTCACTATGGGGTCGGTATGGGGTCCGGACGGGGTGGGTAGGGGCTTCGTATGTGGTATGAGTTCACCGGGTGTAGGAGTGGAGTGTGACGGAGCTGGTATCGTGGCTCGGTCACAGTCCGGAAAGGGTTCCGAGGATGTATCAGGAATTAGGCAACTGGGGGCCACCCGACTGGGGGGATGTATCGAGGTATCCACGAACTCGACCATGCCGTCCGATGTTTGCAGGGTGACATATCGTATGCGATAGTCACCATGATCATCGGGATAGTGAGCATTCCTGCTTCTGCTGCACCGCCGCCACTTGGTTATCTGTAAAACCGTCAGCCCATCATAGCACCATTTGGTGATTAGGCCCGCCTTCTCGATCTCGGCCAGTGCCTGTTCCAGGTCGGTGTCCGACACAGTGCGGATAGGGAACAGGCGCGAGTTGAGAAGCCGGATTCGTCCGTCCATTCGGCCTGCATCATCGGCTATTAGGATCATCCTGTGGTAGACACACTCAGCGAACCAGGAGAGTCGGTTAACCCGTTCCGAGTCTATGAAGCCGTCCCTGACAATCCGGTTGGGCATAGGTGTGCTCCCCGTCCAGTCTATCTAGTCTGTCCAAACCGACCGTACTGTAACGAGAACCATGACTAGGCTTATCACTATTGACACATATCATTTCCGATTGGTGCTGACTTGACACAGTCGGGTTGCACAGAGTGGTAGTGAGTGTACCATGGATTCACGAGACTGTCTATGCAACGTGTGTACAGTACGAAGACAGAAACATGACCGCACGACTGCTTGTTAGTGCCAGGGAAGTGTGTCAACCTCTAGGGGGAATGAGCTACCGTCCGCTATGGAACCTAACATATCCACGGGGCCCGAGCCCGTGTATCGGGCTGGGCCGGCGAGTGTTGTATCGACTCACCCATGTTCTTGAGTTTCTTGACAAGCTAGTGCAGGACCAAAACTACGAGAACGAGAGGCCCGCGTGGCAGAACGATGAGCACACTTTACCTTTTGCAGGATCATAGGTACTCACCGGAGATAGCCCTCTGAACCTCGTAACAAAACTGGGCTAAATCGCCGAGAGGGATACAAACCCACTCATCGCCGACTCCTACAGGGATCCGCGCCGTATCCATAGAACCGGGAGGCGGTTCACAGGGCGGATCCTTACACGAGAACAGCACGAAATTCGTCGCCAGCCGCCATGCCTCTGGCATCGTCAGGCGTAGTGCCCGTTTTAGTGTGTCTACAAGATCAAGCCGGTTCATGGTGCCAGTGAAAATTGTGTTCGTTTTGGTCCCACTTCCATCTTATCATAATAGTAAGGTAGGTCTATGCTACCAGAATGGGTCAAGATGCGAGTCTGGGCGTTACACCACCGTGGCAGATTGCCTATTCGGCAAATAGCTGAGGTTGTCGGAATAGGCCAGGCTACAGTCGTCCGCGTGCTCCGACAACCGAGACCGCACTGGCCGGTGAGTCGTCCGAGAATCAGGTGCCGCCATTGTGGCGCAATTGTCATAGGTAGTTGTAAAGCCTGTCAAGGGAAAGGAGGATACTATGGATCTCGTACGAGAATTGCGGCAACTGGTGCTGGAAATACGTTCTGCATTGGACGACGGCAGGATCTCTCCGATTGAGGCGCTCCGGATCGCGAAGGAAATGGCGGATGTGATTTATGTGCTGTACCAGATTTTCGCATCCGGGATCCGGCCGTGGGCCGCAGAACTGGAGGAAAGGCTGAGTCAGCAAAATGGGACGTGAACTTCTGTCACTTCTAATTCTGTGTTCATTGGAAATTGTTGGCCCGACGCAGGTAGAACCAGGTGATCTAGCGGTCTTCCGAATCAAACCGGCAAGTGCTGTGGTTGTGTGGGATGTGATCCCGCGCTCGGTTCGGGACCGCTTTCTTGAGGTTAGTCTTCCGAACGGAGAACGTGCGCTGGTATTCGCCTGTGCACGCGATGTACAAGTCACAATCATCGCGGCTGGGTGCGTAGAGGGGGAGGTTCGCCTAGCCCTTCACTCTTTCTCGAACGGCTCTTGCCCACCGAACCCTCCTGGCCCTAGTCCTGGACCACCGCCAGAGCCGCAACCACCGACGCCTCCCCCTCCCACCCCGCCGTTTATTTTGCTCTGGATAGAGGAGTCGACAGAGAGAACAGCAGCACAGGCTGCTGCGCAGAACGACAGGATAATTCGTGACGCTTTACAAAGGGCCGGCTGGACACTGCGCGTAGTGGACAAAGATGTAACGGACGAGCGAGGACGAAGGCCACCGGACTTACAGCCGTGGATCGAGAAAGCCCTAAAACTCGGACTGCCGCGGCTATTTGTAATCGACAAGAACGGCCGTTATCTGTCGTACCGGGCTCCTGCGAACCGGCAGGAGTTCATCCGAATTTTGGCTGAGTTGAAGTTGCAGCTAGACGACACGCGTGTGCCACCAGACACTCAGTCGCGAGTTCGGATGTACAGTCCTCAATACGTCATGCCGTACTGTGTCGGTCCTGTGTGTGTACCATGAGGCCATAATATGGCGCAAAGGGCACTGATAGCCGGAACCGAACGGATTTTGGGATGTCTGCCGCGCACCATACCACCGGGGACTGTTTATCCGGTTTTCGGTGAGCGGCCGACAGCGAGACTCATCCCGCGCGCGGAGTGGATTCCTTGTGATTGGTCCCATTTTATAACTCGGGTACTCGACCAGGATGGTACGGGTGCCTGTAACGCGTTCGCTAGTGTACAGGCAATACACATGTTGCGTGCGGCGGCAGGCCTCCCTTATGTCGAGCTATCGGCCGGAAACCTGTACGGCCGAATCAACGGTGGACGCGATGCTGGTTCCACACTAGTTGATGCGATTCGCGAACTAGAACGGCGTGGAGTCTGTCGTGCAGCACTCGTCGGCCAGCTAGAATGGCAGCCGTGGCGCTGGCCTAAGAATTGGCAGGAGGATGCCATCCGCTTTAGGGTTCTAGAAGCGTGGGACTGCCCTACGTTCGACCATATCGCTAGTGCGGTTCAGCTAGGGTTCGGTGTCAACATCGGGATCCTGATAGGAACGAATTTTGAACCGGGAACCGATGGGTGGGTTCCAGACCGGAAAGGTCGTGCCGGCGGTCACGCTATGTGTGCCGTAGGTCTGGAACGAAAGGGGGATGTATGGGGAATAAAAGTCGTGAATAGCTGGGGCGAGAAGTGGGGCAGAAAAGGCTACGCTATCATACCAGAGTCGTATTTCCGCGATGTGGTGTGGACCGACGGATGGGCAGTCCGCGTCGTCGTTGATCCGGAGGGACCCGAATGAACTGTGATGTGGAGAGACTACAACGCATCGAGGACAAACTTGATGCGATCCGCATGTCGCTTGCCGAAGTGAGTGGCATGGTTCCCATTCTGGCCCAGCGCGTCGAGCGATTAGAACGAGAGGTGTGGGGCAACGGCAGAGTCGGGCTAACGGTCAAGGTGAACACGATTGTATGGCTCGCATGGGTGATCACAGGTTTAGTGACCGTGTCGGCGGGTAGTACGGTACGGATGCTTCTGGGCTTCTGATGTGGAACGCAACGACTTTCCTTCTGGGTTAACCAGACGGCAGCGCCAGTTTCTGCGGGCATTCGTCGAGTGTGGATCCGTACAGGGCGCTGCTGATTCCGTGGGCATATCACGACAGACTCACTATGTCTGGCTGAAAAAGCCGGTGTACCGTGATGCATATGAACAGGCGCAGGAAATGGCAGCCGATCGGCTGATTTCTGAGGCCTATAAACGGGCACTCGATCGGCGCGACCGTGCGAGTCCCTATCTGCTGACATTTTTGATCAAAAGGCTGCGTCCGGAGTTTGGCGTTTCCCGTGTTGAGGTAACTCAGGTTCTGCGGGAGAGGGAGTTAACGGAAGCGGAAATCGATGCAGAAATCGCACGTCTGCTCAGCGCGCTGGGATACCAAAAAACGGATTCTCCATCTTCTGACTCGCGCAGCACTGGCACGAGCACGACGTGACCTCCTAACGTTCACAGTGCTGACGAAGCGCGACTATCGCGTCAACTGGCACCACAGGCAATTGGCACACGTATTGACTGAATTGGCTGGTGGAACGATCACGCGCTTGATCGTCTGCATGCCGCCAGGGCATGGCAAGAGTGAATTGGTGTGCAGGCGCTTTCCTGCATGGTTGTTTGGTCGTGATCCGGGAACACGGATCATCCTCGTCACGCACACAGCAACACTCGCAGAGGCGCACAGCAGGGACATTCGTCGCATACTGGTAGATCCGTGGTACCAGGCTGTGTTTCCGACAACTCGCTTCGTGCACAGACCACATGACTGCCGCGATCGCGAAGACTTCTGGGAGTGGCCGGAGGGCGGTTATCTGCGAGCGACGGGTGTCGGAGGTGCCATTACTGGTTTGCGCTGTGATGTGGCCATCATCGATGATCCCATAAAATCGCGCGAGGAGGCAGAAAGCGAGGTGTACCGCGAACGTTTGTGGGAATGGTTTACATCCGACCTATATACACGCTTAAGTCGCGAGGGACGCATCATCGTATGTTCCACACGCTGGCACCGAGATGACCTCGTCGGGCGACTGTTACGTATGTCCAGGGAGGACTGGCGCGTTCTGTCGTTCCCCGCTATAGCCACCGACAAGCGAGATGCTGTAGGTGATCCGCGGCAACCCGGTGACGCGCTATGGCCGGAGTTTTTGTCAACCGCGAAATTATTGGAAATTCAAAGACAGGATCCGCGCGCGTTTGCGGCCCTGTACCAACAAGACCCAGCGGAGGCAGAGGGGACTGAGTTTCCCGCGTCCTATTTCGGTGACTGGTTGTGGCTGGGTGAGGACCGTTGGCCACCACCAGTCAGCCATTGGGTGATGGCTATCGATCCATCCAGGGGCCGGAGCGATTCACCGGGCGATTATGCCGCGATCGTCATCGTCGGTGTGGCACCTGATCGACAGTTACTGTACATCGATGCGGACATCGCGGTACGACCACCAGAGGATCTCATACGTACAGCGTTGCGACTGTACGATACGTACCGACCAGTTTGGGTGGCGGTAGAGACAAACCAGTATCACGGGCTTCTTGAGCGGCTCTTCGAACGGGAGTCCATGCAGCGCTATGGGATCCGCATTCCTGCATGGCCAATAACCAACGTAGAACCGAAGGTTATGCGAATTCGTCGCCTGGCTCCGTATTTGGCACATCGGGAATTGCGCTTCCGTGATACGCCCGCGTGTCGGCTGCTGGTCGAGCAACTGCAGGAGTTCCCGTTGGGACGGTACGACGATGGGCCTGATGCGCTGGAAATGGCCGTGCGCATCCTCACCAGTACGGCCGCATTTACACCAGAGCGTCAGGTAGTTCCGTGGGAAGGGCCTACCGTTTTGCCGTGGACACCGAGATATGGGCGATAGTGACCTATTTCGCGAAGCGGAAAATGAGATTCGTAGGCAGCTAGAGGCAGCATTTTGGCAGACACCATTCGGCCAGTTGGTGCAGCGATATCGAGGAACTGGCCGAGTGGGTTATGCGGAAATCTTCAAACTGGTGGACGCGGCCGGAGGGTTTAGGGACTACGGCCCGCGTATCGCGCACGAGTTGCGTTTAATCGAACGCTATTCCGCGTTCGATTATCGGAGATATCTGCGGGAGTTTCTAAAACAACTTGGACCGGCGGGCCGCTTGCTTGAGGTAATCGTTGGCGGCCTAACCTCTGCTGGTCGGCTGGACGCAGTTAAGACAGCGGTTGAACTGCTGCGGGCATTCGGCTTTGAAGTGCTGCCGCGCCCAGGCATGCCCTTATCGCGGCAAGAACTACAACGTGCAGTGCAGGCAGCACGGCAGTTCCTGGACTGGGCATCGCAGTTACAACATGTTCCAGAAAGGCGGCCAGTTCAACCCGCGAGGATGCTGGCAGAGCAGATTGAAAAGCGGCGCCGCCAGGCAATTGAGGGTGACTATGTTATTGTGCCATTTGCTGATGGTCCCCGGCAGTATCCAGCGGACCATCCACTAGTGACTGGTGAAATGGTCCGGGTTCAGTCGAGCAACGTGTACTCGATCGGTTACGACCTGAACACGCATACTCTATACGTACGGTTCCTGGTGGAACGCATCAGTGATGGCAGGGTAACCCGATCACCGGGTAGTCTGTACGGCTATAGGAATGTGACACCCGAAGAATTCCTCGATTTTCTCTCGGCACCGTCAAAGGGGAACTGGGTATGGGATCACCTGCGTATACGCGGGACTGTGAGTGGTCATCAAAAGGACTATTTTCTGGCCGGTATCAGTGGCGGATACATACCTAGAAAGGCCACTCTAAAGTGGATTCGGCATCCGAGGACGGGTAAACCGTACCTGGCGGAGGTGTTTGCACCGCGAACCGTTATTCTGGGCGGCCAGTACGTAACGAGCCAGAGACCATTGGAAGTCGTGCAGGTTCTCAAAGTGGTTAGGCCGCCACGACCGGAACTACGACCGTTGATGGGCTTGTAACGACAGTTTTTGTTATCATTCTCTATCGTAGGCGTTCACACAATAATAATAAATGGAGTGCTGAAAGTGCCATTGGCGATGTTCACGTATATCTCTGTTTAGGTGACAGGTAAATCCTGGCTCTTGATGACGAAACCTACGCTCGTATTAGGGAACAAACTGCCACCAGGCGTTTTTGTGACCGTCCGACGTGTCCCTGTATTCGTAGAACACGAGGCTACGCTGTCGGACGGGAGGCGGGTACGCTTCGATTGGCGCCTGCTGAGTGCCATTGTGCGAAACTGCAACCGACGGATCGAGGAAGCGGGCGGTTATGCAACGGTAATAATTGGACACACAAAGGGTCCTGGTGACAACCCTCCGATCATAGGGTTCGCCGGTCCGTTCTCGCTCGGAATACTGAACGGGCGTGTAACAGTGTTTGCGGATTTTCATCTATATCCGGAGCATGCTGATGCCCTACGCCGATACCCGCGACGGAGTGCGGAGTTTATTCTCCACGAAGACCTCTCGCGGACCTTCTTCGATCCTATCGCGTTGCTGGGAGGGGAGGTACCGCGATTGGACCTCGGTGTCACTTTGTTGTATTCAGCGATCGTAAATGGTGCTCGGGTAGAACGCTATGCAGCGGTGATGCCCGGGCCGAGCAACACGTATCTGCCTAGGCATGGTGTGACGGAGGAGTATGCACATATGAACGACGAACAACTGAAAGCGATTATCGAGGCGCTGGAACAACTTGATTGGGTACAGTGGGTCAAACGGAAAATGGCAGAAGAGACAGAGGCGAACGAGAACAATGTCCGACCGAGCGATGCCGAACGTGAACAAACGGAAACTTACACGGAATTGCCTTCCGAGAAAGTCGATCCGCAAAAGGCGAAGGAAATCCTCGAACACGGCGAAGCGCACGGACAACCACTCACCGAAGCACAAAAACGGATGTTCGGAGCAGCAGCAGCGCGAGAAAAGGAGCGAAGTGACACTCCGCGCGAAAGTTACCGCGCCATCGTAGCCCAGATTGAACGGCTGCAACAAGAGCTAGAGGCGGAACGCGCGGAGAGGATCAACGCACAGAGGCAGGCAACACTCGTTGCGCTTCGTCAGCAGTACGCGTTCGACCTGACAAGGGAAATGGAACGTTGTGCATGGCCCAAAATGAGCGATGCTCAGTTCGAGGAACACGTTCAGTGCATCCGCGAAAATTATCGTAGGATTCCGATTGGGGAACGGTGGCCCATTTTGCCTTCCCCGCCGATGGACGTACAACCAGAACAGTATTCAGAAGATCAGCGGCGGCGCGCACGTGAACTGGTCCTGCGTGAGCGCGAACGAGGAGTTGAACTAACGTTCGAGGAGGCGTTGTCACGGGTAACAGGCAGAGCGTAAAGGAGAACAGGCATGGCGGTTCTGTCGTTTCGTGCGGGCGGTAACATCTTGCCGAGTCGATTCGTCAAATTGACTAGTGCGGCGATGGTGACACAGGCCGGAGATAACGAGGAGATTATTGGGGTTGCATTCGAAGGGACTCAGAAAGCACCGCTGCAAGACTATGTCAGCACTCCATATGCGGCAGAACCGGGGCAGTCTGTAGCTGTGTACAGTACTGGGGAGGTATGCCTCGTGGAGGCCGGTACAACGATTAGCGCTGGGAATCTGCTGAAGAGCGATTCGCAAGGCAGGGCGATCCCAATCGCCACGAGTGGTACCGTCATTCAAAACTATGGTGCTGTTGCGCTAGATCCGGCGACAGCGGCTGGGCAAAAGGTTAGGGTGTTGGTTCTTCCATTTGGAAAGGTGCGGCCAGCACTGACGTAATCGCTCACAAAGGAGGTATGCTATGCCACTGGTGATGCCAGGTCAGTCTAACACATATGTGCCAGTCGCTCTGGCTGGTGACAAACTCCTAGTCGATTTCGCGCGCGATCCGAAGCGCTTTAAAATCGCGCGATACTCGCAGGTAGTTCCGGTCGAACGCGATACGGGGTACTATCTGTATCTGAGTCCCGACGAGGCGGGACGCATTTTGTATTCTGACCTCCGGGACCTCGTATGGTATGACGGTGCGGATGCACCACGTAGGCATGATTCCAATCGCGAATTTGAGTTCAGGCCATATCGGACGCAACGCTATGCGTACGAGTTTGTGCTAGGATGGAAAGCGGTCGAACAGGCAAGTTGGGACATCATCGCAAAACATGCACAAGCGGCCGCACAGCGCGCTATGACCGCACGTACACAGGCGGCAGCGAATATCCTGTTTGACTCCACACAATACGAGTCCGGTCACGTGATCAACGTAAGTACGACATATGGCGGCACGTGGGCCACATCGGATCTCAGCAGTAAGCGGATTCTGAGAAGCCTGAACGATGCAGCGGATATCATTTTGAATGATACACTTGGTGCAGTGACAAAGGACGATCTGGTGTTAGTCATGGGCACGGGAGTGGCAAAGGCGATCGCACAGAGCACTGAGGTGATCGAGTTACTCCGTTGGCAGGCAGGTTGGGACTATTTGCGCGGTGCGAGTGAACGCACGAATGTGAGTTACGGTGTGCCCGAGGCACTGTACGGTTATCCAGTGGTGGTAGATGAAACACGAAAGGTGACTAGCCGTAAGGGCGGCACGCGGACCGTAGAATCCGTGTTGCCGAGTAATATGGCAGTCCTCCTGGCACGCCCCGGAGGAATGGAAGGTTCCCCCGGTGTAATCAATTTTAGCGCGCTCGTTTTCTTCATGAAGGAGGAAATGACCGTGGAAACAAAGGAAGACGCGGATAACAGGCGCACCATGGGACGAGTCGTTGAGGATTTCGACTGCAGGTTGGTTGCTCCGAGTGCAGCAGTCCTCTTTACGAACGTGGTATGATATGTTGACAACAGTTCAGGACCTACTAGATCGGTGGGATCGACGACTCATTGCCCAACTGGCCAGAGACGATGGGCAGCCCGAACAGAATCTGGATGAAAACCGCAGAATCCTCCAAGCACTGAAAGGGGCTGAGGGACAGGTTCGTAGTGCGGTACTGAAAGGCCGACGCTACACACTAGATGAGCTACAGAACCTGGAGCCTGAGGACGAAGCCTTTCTCAAGGATGTCATATGTGCATTGGCAATGCTTCGCCTGGCTGCATGCCGGGTCAACACATTAGGCAGTCAGTTATACGACGTGCTGCGAGAACAAACCACTGAAATCCTCAGGCAGTTAGAATCGGGCGAACTCATTTTCGCCACGAGAGCGGCGCAGGATGCCGGACTGCCTCGCACGGAGGCGGTGGCTCTCGTAGATCTTTATCGGCAGAATCTTCTGGTAGATCGTTGTGTCCGGTACTACCCTCCGCGAACCGAAGGACATGTCCTAGGGGGTTAAGCACAAATGCCACTTGCAGTTCATGTAGCTGGCCCAGCTCTCATCCGTATAGGTCCGGAAGGGTGTTCAAATACGCAGTTGCAGGCGTTGGGTTACACACGCGATGGTGCACGCATCAGGACCGAGGGCTATTGGGAGGAGGTGCATACGGATGAGTGGGGTGGAGATGCTGGACCACCCGCGGAAATCGTATATCATGGTGAACGTGCCATCGTGCAACTAGAACTCACCAAGTGGGATGCAACGATCGCAGATGCGATTGCGAAACGTGTGAGTTCGATTGAAGGACATAACACGGGAATCATCCCTGGTGCTGGTCTCTTAGTTTTCAGTGGCGGACTGGCATATCGTCTCGTGATAGACTTTCAAAAAGAGGGAGTGGTCGACTGGGAATTTCCTAGGGCTGTGCCGCGTGAGCCCATTGAAATCAACAAGGGCTCGCGCCCGTCCATTATGGTCGTGACCTTCGACTGCTATCCCAAATTCATTGGTGCCGCGTGGGTACTGTACAAACCGTTCACGTGATGGATGATCCTCTCTATCTCGTCGAAAATGGTGTTGTAACACAAATCCCCGGCATGCCACCGGGGAATGGTCAACCACTTGTGCCTCATGCTCTTACGTTTGCGGGATTAGTCACGGGCGGTACTGTACGAGTGTATCGACCGTCGGATGAGGCACTGCGGCAGGCAGCGGCACATGCACGTTTCATGCGCTATGATCCGACTATCATGGAGTGTGTCGAACTGCGCCAACGTGCAACCGCCTTGCTGGACTGGCATATCGAGGTTGAAACCCAGGAACCAACTTACAAAGCCGCTGCGGACATAATTACGCGGATCATCAAGAGGATACCCCGTTTCACGCAGTACCGAGACGTACTGATGTCGGCGATTTGGTTTGGCAGATACGCCATAGCCAACGAGTATCAGTGGCTCTGGATAGATGATAAAAAATATGTCGGCATTCGCTCCTGGATACCGATACATGGTGACAAGCTAGTATGGCAAATCGACTCCCCGCTGGGGCTGCCCAGTGTAGAGGACTGGGGGATTTTGATCGGAACCGGTGCAGGCCTCTCGGAGAAAATCAAAGCGTGGCGTGAGGCGAACCGTCAGTACATCACGATCACTCATCGTGGTCTGGCCTATTTTCCGCCACGGGAAAAACGTGATCTAGTCGTCGTGCACCGGCATCTGATTGAGGATGGGGAATATGAGGACGGGGTGACTGCCGATAGAATCTTTGGTGTCGGCATCCGTACACGCGTGTACTGGTGCTGGTACCAAAAGCAAGAGGCACTCCGGTGGCTAATGGAATTCCTGGAACGGTCGGCCTTCGGCATCGAACTATGGTACTATCCTGCTGGAAATCCGACCGCAAGAGAGGAAACACTTAGGGCCGCAGCACAGCGCGTCGGTACAGGAAAAAACATTCTCCTAGTCCCACGACCACCAGGTGCTGAAGGTGCCATTTATGGTGTGGAACGCATAGAACCATCCATGGCTGGTGCGGAAGTTCTCAAAAACATCCTTGTTGAATATTTCGGCCATCAAATTAAACGCTACATCCTAGGTCAGACGTTGACGACGGAGGCCCATGCGACGGGGCTTGGTTCCAACCTTGCTACTATACATTTAGATACATTCCTCCAAATCGTAAAATACGATTCGGCGAACCTTTCCGAGACGCTTACGGACCAATTGGTGAGACGCCTCGTCCAGTGGAATTTCCCTGGCCTCGAGCCATCATACTTCCGCTTTGTTATCGAGGTCGAAAAGCCTAACATCGACGAGCGGCTGCACGCGATACGGACAGCATTTGAAATGGGACTCCGCATCCGTGCACAGGATCTACGTGACATAACAGGACTAGGAGTACCGTCAGACGAGGAGGAAACACTACAGAATCCGGTGTTCCGAGACACTCGTTCACCGCCACCGACAGAGGATGCAATAACGGCATCATAAGGCATCGTCGAATCGTTCAGGAGTCGCGACGTATGCTGTTGACGTGGTATAGGCGCTGGAGACTCAAACGGAGTGGTGCCCTGTTCCGTTACTATAACGGACGACGAATCGTATGGGCCGATGTCCTAACTCTGTATCGCAAAATCATCCATCATGATGCCGATATCATTTCGCTCCTGCCGGCGGTCGACAAACAGCAGGAACCAGAAACGACGCAGTTCCTGGAGGCCATTACAGAGATTTTCGGGTTGATTCCGTATGACCAGACGTCAGCCACGGGCGTGACCGAGTGGGAAAGAATCGCTGTGTTCATGCGCTTCCTAGAACACCTCAATGATTTGAAAAAAAAAGTGCACCATGGATTAGGGCAGCATGCATTTGCGGGGACTGGGTATGGCAGCTCCCCAACGCACCACGAAACGATGCCAGCATCATAATCGCCTGCCACCTGATGGAAGCGGAAATCGCATATCTCCGCGCGTGGCCAGTTCTCCTCGCGATGTCTATGGCGTTGGGGGAAATCCCCCAGGAATTTTTTGAAGCGTTGCTCGATGACACGGACGAGGCACAGGTTCAGTATCAACTGTATCGCGCACGACGCGAGCTATATAACGATGGGAGATAGACTCAGGCTACACGTATGATTGCCAGGTTGTTCACCTCGATTCTGCAGCAGATACGAACAGGCGTCGAACGCCTAGGCAGACAGCGCCATGTGCCTGGTTTTAGTAACCGAGGCGGTGAATCCCTACACCTCACGGAATTAGCAGAGAATGCGGGCCTAACGCAGTCCGTAATTTCCCAACTCAGTGTCATCGCAGTACAGCAACGGGATCTACAAACAGGAATTGACGAAACGCGCGAACTGGCGCGCGATACACTGGAGGGTATCCAACGCGTTGAAGAAACGGACTCACCACGGAGTACGGTGACACCCCGCTCTTCTCAACCGCTCCTAGGCGTCGGCACTACCCGACTCATCCAGGCCTCGGTTCAACCGCGACGGTCTGTGCGTGGTCATGGTGTAGGGCAAACGGCGATTGCTGGCCAGGGGCAGCGGTCAGCGGTTGATATGACCGTGGGGAAGAACGTTCTTTCGACGACAGCAGCATCAGTTGTATGGCCCCTTCTCCGCGTGCTAGGACTAATCGCGGGCGCTGGTGTTCTCGTCGCGAAAACGTTTCAATCGGTCGCTGGGGCTGCGGAAAAATTTGGAATGCGACTCATCGGGGTATTGGACCAGTTTGCCGATGTGTCCCCAGCAGTTGCTGGTATGCGGGGTGTTCTAGAGGTATACACGAGACGCGATCGTATGGCGGTTGCGATGGCACTCACTCCACAATGGCGCCGAGAACTCACCACCTACAAGGAGCTGCTGGACCACACACGCGAGATCCGCATTCTCAGTCAGCAGCTGGGATCACAGTTCCGTGTCGCGATGATGAGGATTGTCACGTTGGTGGCGGATATTTTTAACGCGGTCTATGGCATTTATACATATCTGTTTGGCGAATCTGCTAAGACACAGCAGGCACCTAAACCACCGTTAAATCCCATCATTGAGGTGCTGCGGGACGTTCTGCGGAATCAAAACGCACCCCGCCATTGGCAACCAGCACCACCACCGAAACGACGTCCGGGAGTGGCATAGATGCCCACGATCGTACGATACAACAATATCGAGATTTTCAATTGTCGCATTCGCGAGTTCCGGCAGGAGGTAGTGTACGATGAGTCAGGTACTGACTACCTCTATACTAGGTTCTCTATCAGTGTCGAGGGTATCGTAGGTGCACATGAGCACACGTTGGGTACATGGTTAGTAAACGAGCAGAATGGACAGCCCGTCGATAGAAACACAGCACAGAAACGACTGCAGGACATTTTTATCGCGCTGCGCGAACCGCGTAAGCGGTTGCAACTCCTTGTGCGGGCCGTGCGAGTGGAAAACGGAAACGTCGTGATCGAGGATCGGCCAGTCCTAGACATTCACCCCATCGATACAACGGAACGATACGTGGTACGCGACTTCCGCAACGGACCCCAACCGAAAGAACTGCGGGTGCTTTCCATAATGGGAAGCCGGCTTTGTACCATTGCGTGGCAAGTCGAAACCTCTGTATTGCAATATCCAACTGATGTACACCAGCGTGCATCCACGCACGAATGGCCTCAAGACGAAGTGTCCCCATTAGTCCTTAGTAATCGCTGGGCCATTGACGAGTCGTTCGACGCAAATTTCCAGTTGACCAGGACGATCAGAGGGACGCTTGTTCAGTCCTCACCATTCAATCTCTCTGCCAGGGTGGCACGATGGTATTGCTGGCCTCCACTCGAACCGGGATTTCGTCGCGAAAGTGCCCGTTTTTCATATCGGGAGGATGGACTCCGACTCGATTATGAGATCACGGACCGACAAATTAAAGACGCGGCACCCTGGCCATGCACGACGATGAATGTTGTGCACCGGCGGCGGGTTCAGGATGGGGCAACGTGCATAATTAGTGTACAAATATCCCTGACGGCTCCGCCGGTCATTCCGCGTTACATGCTGATTCGCAGGGCGGTACAGTTGGCCAACTTTTTTCTGCGCTTTAGGGATGACCGCGTAGCCGCGCGCTATGGTTACTCCTGGATTATCCAGAATTGCGAAATCGTCGAAGAATTCGGGCAGGAGTCACGAGTCACGTTGAACATGGACGTCGAAACGCTACCTGAGGATGTTGACGGAAACCCGACCGATTTTATCCGCGGGCATTTGTTTGCGTGCGGACGGGAATTGACAGATATCGACAAAAACGCGGACGATATTCCTAAACTCCCGAGGGGGCATTCTTTGCCTTATCCGTTTGGTGATGAGTTGTACAGTCCGCATATTAGTTGGAAGGGGGACCCATTCGGGTTGACTGCAATCCCACACATAGGATACAGAAATCCGGCCATTTTCGACGCATTCATCAACTACCTCCAGTACCCGTATCAGGCCCAAAAATCATTCCCGACAGAGGATCTTCCGGTTGGGTTTCAGGCGCGACCAGAAAATGGACAACAGGATACAGTGAGCGATAACATAGATGATGATACACAGCAGCCAGCACGGCCGGATTTCCCCGTAGAAGTCGTGGTCTACCGCACCAGCGAGGATTTTGATCCATACGCGGGATTGTGGCCCGACTATATTTTCGGTCGTTACGACGATGCGCACAGGTATGGGCTGTACACGTATACACGTATCTCAGACACCTATGTGTATGAGTCGGCCAGGCAGGCGCTCCGACTTTCCGACTATGGCGGTCCCTCACACGTCGTCATCAGTGTAGGCCCGACAGCATGTTACCGTGTGCTGCAATATGATTGCGAGCGGCACGGCCAAATGCCCGAGATCCCTATACTGCAGGATTTTGTCACGACAGTCGGTCCGTCGAATGCGCCGTTTAGAATTTCTGGCTGGTTAGTGGGTCGTCCGAGGATCCGCATCTATCCACCAGCACTGTCACCGACGGGAGATGGCTACGTGTATCGTGTCAAAATTAGGGCCGTATGGGCACTGGACAGAGCACCACCACCGCAGGCACCTCTACCAGTGACTGTGCGCCCCTACCTCGCACCACCACAGGAGCAACTCCAGTACAAAGGGTTGGCACTGAATTTTAGCCCCCGTATAGGACCAGTCATCGGATGACCATGAATGATCTAACCCCGCATGCGATCATTTCCTGGTTCGCCAATACAGTGGCCGAATCCCTTGGTCTCAGTCCACAAACTGTACTGATATCCAGCACTGACAATGCGCCAGATACCATTCCGCCGGCGAGTGTGTTTTGTCTTATATCACCGCGTGATATGCGGTTTGTCATCGAGGAACAATCACCTACACAATGTGTGTGCGAGTTCCGCGTGCGCGTTCGCATCTACCTGCGCTATTCGGTTGATCACGCAGGGAGTATCGCGACCGCACTGCTCGATAGTGAGACAGGCCTGTATAGACTATGTCAGAGAATAATCGCGGGCGTGCTCAGTACTGCAGCACCGTCGGGGAATTTACGAGGCTGTTTTGCTGCAGAAATGTCCTCACCGGTAGAATGGGTAGCACCACCTGACGGACAACTGTCATTTCTAACAGTGGCGATAGATTTCCGAACCGATTTCGATTGGGCTATTCGTGACTAGGTATGAGCCTGCGAATCGTCTATAGATACTCAGGACATCCCATCCCGTTATGGGATGGCCGAGGGATACTACGTGAACATGTTGACAGGTTACTAGCGCTTCCGCCGCTTAAAAAACTATACGAAAAACGGGAATGGATACCTGGCTGGGTGGGTGGTAAAGGGGATGCAGGCCCTCCCGGGTTTGGGCAACCAGTCGGCGCTTTTGAATGGGATCCGATGCCGGAGATCAAACCGGGCGTGCTCTATTGGGCTACAGGGGCAACACGACCAGCTATACTAGTGATCACTTTGCCCGGAGCACTCCTCCTCGATGCCCTCAGGACTCCCTGCCCGCTCTTCGAATTCGGTTTCCTCGATCAGAACTTGCATGAAGTCGATTACTTCTATATACCACTGTTCCCCGTATCATGGATTCGCGTTGGTTGGGTAGAGTCACCGTATCCGTTAGGTCCGACGACAACCTCCACAACGACAACACGTGAATATGACGAGCCCCTACCCAAGAGCGGACGTCCAGAGATAATCATCCCACACGGTCTGTATTTGACGGCCCTGGTGTCCTGGACCTATTTCCTACGCGAAATCTATGTCGATATTACGGATACGTCCTCATGGGCCGCCATCTGTCGCGACATATTTCAGGCCCTGATAGAGCACGGCCGTGTTGGTGCTTATTTGAACTTCCTACAAATCGAACGGTGGTATCAACTGTTTATTTACCGTGAGGACGACCACGAGGTTCCGATACCTGGATGGGACACGTTGCCGGAGTACCTCGAAACCACCACGACGACGACCACGACAACCACCACATTCGAGTGCATCCCCAAAGGCTCGACCACGACCACGACGACGACGACGAGCACAACGACCACAACGACCACAACGGGTGATGCGGACTATGAGTGTCTTACTGTACCAAACTCTACCATTTGGTATGGCTCTCGCATACCGGCCGATTGTGCTATCGATGCAGTGGCTGCACATTTGTGTGCCATTGCCCACGTGAGTGATCTAGTGTATTTTCGCAAAGTGGCACGCCCAGCAGTGATGACAGGACAGCATCTAGCTGGGCGGATTCGTGAGGGTACAGGAGTTCAGCGCCTAACTGTGTTAGCTCCTGAATGCGTAGAAAACAAACTGCCAAGTCGGCGCTATTTCAGTGACTGGAAACTGCCAATTGCGAGAGGGGATTTGCAGTTAACGATCACGGAATCGACGTGCTCAAAGGACTGCCTCTATTCGCGCCTGTTCAAAATCCATAAAGCACTATGGCGCAGACTCGGTCGTGGTGGCAAAACCGCCAGTTTCGTCCTCACGGGAACACCGTTCCTTCCGGAGCAAACCGATTGGATATCGATAGACCTCGCAGAAGGTACCGCGACAATCCGCAGTGCCGGGGCTGTTCACTGGCCTCGGTCTTGGGCGTGGGACTGCCCGACAACGACAACGACCACAGCCCCCGGCCTATTCGGGCCACGTTATGAACCAAAAACTCGACCACGACGTGAGCCGCATCCCTGTACACGATGCCACTGCTACTGGACGTGCCAAGGGACTCAGGATGGATACTATTGGGTGCGCATCGATGAACTAGACGAGTGTACAGAACCATGTCAATGTCCTGAACCGTTTGAGGTCGAGTGCGACCAGGAGTATGTCGGTGCACAGTGGACCGTGTTCTGCGAAGAGAAGCCTGACGATCACTGTTGGGGCCACTATGCGCGGTGGAAGTGGGTACAGGACGGCGAAACCTATTCCGAGGGACATTGGGAACTAGAGGAACCGTGCCCTAATGGGTGTGACTCGTGTTATCCGGAATTTTGCTGTGAGGATGAAACAATCACACTCGATGATGGGACAACCACTACACAGGAGTACGAGTGTACACATACCTACACTGAGTGCTTTGCTTCTGGAACACGTGAATGTCCGGATGGCGGTGCCTTCCCTGAAGGGCGTGATTGCCGGACCACAACGAGCACAACAACGTCGACGACGACAACGACTCCTGAGTCCTGCGACGGTGAGTGTACGTGGATTTGGACGGACCAGGGCTACGTTAGAACTAAACGAGATACGCCCGAACATGAGGACTGTCCTGAGGGCTGTACCTGCTGTTACCCCCCTGACTGTTCAGACGTAGAATATGGAGATATAGTGCGTGGAACATGTGCCAAAAGCGCATCCGAGTGTCCGGAAGTACCTGACGAATGTACACCTATAGATCCGCTCTGCGGTCCCTGGCCTCCAGGACACCCGTGTTGTGAGGACCCTCATGCACCGAAGCCTCCTAAACCGAGGGATTGCCGCTGTGGTCGAGAGGGTCGATGTGTATGGTATCTCGCCCCGCCCGATCCTGGCAGCCTGACGCTATTAGAGTTCGATTGCTGTCCTGAATGCCCATGTGAACTGCCGCAGGATATACAACTGTGTGGTACAGAGATCACCTATTGTCGTCCCGAACCACCACGACCCCCGCGGCCAGCAGAAACACGCTGTCGTGGAGGCTGTATCTACGTGTGGTGTGAATGGCCAGACGGCTGGACGGGCTGGGTTTTGATACATGGTGGCTGTGTTCGTGGTACTGCATTAGAGTGTGAGTGGAAAACCTGGAAGGGCTCTGTACGCCGCTCACCGTGCCTAGAATGTGCGTGCGGTGCTCCTGCTAGTGGATCCTATCCGTGCGTAGGTCGTTGTGTGTGGGAATGCCAAAATGGAAGGTGGGTCCAAACTATGTCTTGCAAGGATGCGGGCGACGGGGCAGGGTGTACATGCCCTGAGGTCACTCTGACTCAACAGTGTTCTAATGGGGATAGGATTAGTGGTGCCTGCATCGGCTATAATACCTATCCGGTCTGTGGTACACTATCTATCCAGGACTGTGTGTGTGTCTGTCCGCACTATGACTGTACGAGCGGCCCATGATTCCCTGTGCGCTTAGGTGCCGTATGGCGTACTGGCATGGGCAGTGGGTCCCTCACGGGGACAGGGACTGCCCAGCGTTGTGTGAGTGCAGTCCTCCGCGACTGCCCGCGACGCTCGCTTTGAGAAACGGGGACACATTTATGTCCTCGTGTACACCATCGCGCACGACAACGACAACGACGAGTTATGATCTTCCGCCACCTCCGCCTCCGACTACGACAACGACAGGCGACGCGCCATACGGGTATTGCATTTACGAGTTCGACCTTGGACAGCAGGAGTACCGATTGGCCCAGCAAAACTGTGTAGAGGGCCATAAATGCCCAGGACCACCATGTGACTGGCACGGCCTCTCAATTCGGCGCGACTGTATTCCCGAAAACACACCAGAGGAGGAATGTCCCTGCGATGGACGGTTTTGTGAGTATTACGCGAGCTATGGACGCGCAGGATACTATCTCGTAGCCAAGCGGTGTCGCGGTCAGGACTGTCTTTGCGGTGAACCGATTCTCAGGTATCCACAGGGTGAGTACAATTTAGCACGTTACTGGCGGTGGACACGGTTTCACTATCCGTGGGAAGGGGATCCATATGCAACCCATTTGGATTCACGCCCCCCTGCACTTGTGTTCACCGAGTGCAGGGATGACATAGACGGAGACTGGCAGCCCCCGCGCTGCTTTGGGTGGGCACTATTTTATAAATCCCTGCCACTGCCTAGCGAGGTACAAAACGCGCGAGAATATCACCTAGCCCAGAATGCACGTTGCCCTGAGGGCTGTGAACCATATGAGCATCCCTGTGAGAACGATTGGTACATTTGGAACGGTCCAGACGAGGTGTGGATGCCGTGTGTCGAGGCCGATGGACCACTCGCGAACCGATATCCTGGCTGGAACCCCACGATTGATTGCCAGTGCCGCGGCCGCTGCTACTGGGTTTCCTACGACGGAAAAATTTGGTCGAGAAAGGAGCCACAGAATCGTGCACCCTGCTATTGCCGTTTTCGTAGACGGTGGACACCTGAACTCTGTTACTGCCCGTACCCAGACCACCCACCAAAGGGCATAGGTGATGAAACGTATACGTCCTGTAAGGGCGTAGACATCAACGAGGCAAGGATCGGTCTGTGGTATGGCGCCAATATATTCCCATTCGGAGGACCTAGCCCTGAGCAGGCGCGTGTGCGCTGCATACCATGGCCCGATGGGGGTGAGTACTGCCGTTGTGAATTTGCGGACATATATACGGACGAACAGGGGGCGCATTTCGTCCCAACCGACCAACTCTATCCAAAATATGAAGCGGGGCGCCTGGTGTGCGAGTCGGTCTTTAGGCTCTTTTCCGTCCACCATTGCCGGGATCTACCACCACCGCCACCACCGCCTCCGCCACCTCCACCACCTCCGCCGCCGGAGCCACCGTGGCCCACAACAACATCCACGACAACGAGCACGACACCGGATGGCCAACCCCAATGTTCTGATGCCCTGTGCACGTGGTTTTGGGCCGGTTTTCGCGGCTATTACTGGTTCCTAGCACTGGATAGGTGCAGCGCCTACGGAAATGACTGTACATGCCCATATCCTACATTTATCCCGGAGGGAGGACTACCGGCCTTTGTCCACTTCCAGTGTCAAGGAGGCACGACGACCACTACAACGACGAGCACTACGACGACGACTACGACGACTACAACGACGACCACTACAACGACGACCCCAGAGACTGAACCAACAACTACGACATCCACGACCACGACAACTACGACCAGCACAACAACGACCACGACCAGCACAACGACTAGCACGACGACAACCACGACGAGTACTACAACGACGTCGACGACTACAACCAGCACGACGACCAGCACAACAACGACAACCAGCACAACCACCAGCACAACGACGACAACGGAGGACTCCTATTATGGGTGTTCGTCCTGCTATTGCTGGTGGTATACCTACGAGGATAGCGGTGGCAATCTGTACTGGGAGTTGATACAATGGTGCTCGGGTGGACAGGAGTGTGGCGCTTGTACAGGTTGTCAACCGCCGCCACGCAATCCGCAGTACTACGGTGAGTTGCTATTGACTCTGTGTTACATGTGAGGGAGGTATCTGACTGCCATGAACGTCAGCTTCGTCACAGCGACCTATCGGGACCTGCGTGTGATCGAGACTGTACAGTCGCTGCGTCTTCACCATGGACTCCTAGATGCGGACATCGTAGTCGTAGATAATGCGCCGCATACACCAGAGGGTGCGCAACTGGAGGACTTTTCTAGAAAGACAGGCATACGGTATATTCCGTTCACTGATGCCGTCGGTACCTCACCGGCACGGAACAAGGCGATTTTAGAGGCACGTCATGAGTGGGTACTCTGTTTTGATTGTCACGTTCTTTTTCCGTCTGATTTAGTGGAGAACGTGGAACGGGCTCTAGAATATGCTGGTAATGCGCGCATTCTTTTCCATGGTGTAAAATTGTACGACGACCTGCGCAGCAACCCAGCAACACATTTTGAACCAGTGTTCAGGTATGGCATGCTCGGTATCTGGCGATATGATCCGCGAGCTGAACGCAATGAACCATTCGAAATTCCGGGCAGCGGCTTCGGCATGTTCCTGGTGAGGAAGAGTGACTTTTTCTTAGCTGGTGGTTTTCACCCAGCAGCCCGCGGGTTCGGCGGGGAGGAAATATGCTTCCATGAAGCATTCCGCAGAACAGATGGCCGCGTAGTGTGTTTCCCGGGACTTAGGTACTGGCACAATTTTCACCAGGTGCAGGTGCGGTATCCGCTCTATCTCCATGATAAGGTCCGCAATTACATGCTGTGGTTCCGCCTTTTGAACTGGGATATCGAGCGATTGAAACGGCATTTCGTGAAGGGATTCACTGTGCCAGAGGTTACAGGGGACGGTGAATTGTGCGACGTCTCACCACATTTGATGACAGAAGAGGAATTTGTTTCCCTGTGGGAAACGCTCGACGAACCATACGTACCTCCGACTGTTCCATCGCACCATTCGGAACAACGCGAGGCCACGCGACGAGGCTGCGGGGCATGCGGTGAACGTCCTCGGCCCGAACTGGATCACATTGCAGAAACGCTCGGACAGCTAGGGGTTGGCACTGAACACGTGACTATCGTCACGTTCGACCGCCGCTGGATTGAAAAATTTCCGTCTGCGCGGATCGTTACGCTAAACACGGAACTACGTGCGGAAAACGTTGTTTACCAGCCGCTGAACAAATTGCCACAACCAGAAGAGGGCCGATCGGTGTTGATTTGGGACCCGCCACAGCCCCTCGGTCCGATGTTTGAGACCATCCGGGACCAAGTCCACGTCTGGCCTACGCTGGTGATTTGCAATTTAGGACGCGGTGATAACATCGTCGTGCAGGTATACGATCCCCGGACACGCAGTCCAGGTATACGCGAGGAAAAGACGGTTCTGCGGGCCATACGTGAATGGCTTTCCAGTACCGGTTCTCCATATGCGGTGATCAGTCTAGACAACGAGGGAGAGGGCTACATAATACTATCGCGTGATCCTGCGTACAGTCACAAGAGGTTGCCGAATTGGTTTGAAAAGCTCAGAAACTTCGCTGCGAGTGCAGTACAACACGTCGCGAGCGGCGCTGCTATAGTACCCGATGAGGTGTACCGAAAACGGATAGAAATCT